AATGGCATTTTCCTATTACTGATGATTTTGAGCCACGTCAGGCAAGAGAAAAGCGTATTACAGAATTATTGGCTGAAGATAGACCAAGAAAACCCGTAGTAAAGAAAGCAACCACCCGAAAGGAAAAGACTGTGCCATTAAAGAAATCTGCAAGCCCAAAGGCTTTTAAAGAAAATATTAAAACAGAAATTAAAGCAGGAAAGAAACCAGCTCAGGCTGTGGCAATCGCCTACGCTGAGAAACGTGAAGCAACCAAAGCAAAAGGAAAGAAGAAATGAGCATCGAACAAAAAGTCATCGCATTTACAGTAGCACAGATCAATGAGCTATTAAATGAGCTAGGTAAATTACCTTATATGCACTCTGCTCATCTAATCGCTGGTGTTAAATCTATTGCAGAGCCACAATTAGCTGATGTTGCAGAAAAACAACAGTCTGATGAACCTGCACAAGATCAAAGTGTTGCGTAAATACAACAAAAAGTATTTATAATTCAAAGAAATGCAAGAAAAATCAAATAATCCTGTCGGTGCGCCTATTGGTAACAAGAACGCAACAAAGAATAAGCCTTTTTTAGATGCTATGAGAAGGGCTTTAGCTCAGAATCCACAGAAGATTGGCAGAATTGTTGACAAAGTATTAGATCAAGCAGAAGCAGGGGAAGCATGGGCTGTCAAAGAAGTAGCTGATCGTTTAGACGGCAAGGCAGTCCAAGCCACTACGCTTGAAGATGCAGACGGAAATAGCCTGGTTACATCATTAGAAGTCAGGTTTGTAAAGCCAAGTGAGTGAAATCACCCAAGAACTGCGGGAGGCAATATCTGCGGTTGACTTCCCTATCAAGTTGCAATTCCTCTTTGAGCCTATGCGTTACAAGGTTCTTTATGGGGGTCGTGGTGGGGCTAAGTCTTGGGGTGTTGCGAGGGCTTTATTGGTTCTTGGTGTTAAAAAGCCAACCAGAGTCCTATGCGCCCGTGAGTTCCAAAACTCCATAGGTCAATCTGTCCACAAGCTCTTATCAGATCAAATCATTTCCCTCAAGCTGGAGTCATTCTATGAGATTACACAAAACTCCATTAAGGGTAAGAACGGGACAGAATTTGCGTTCGTTGGGCTTAAAAACAATATTACGAACATTAAGTCCTATGAGGGTGTGGATATATGCTGGGTCGAGGAGGCACAGAGCGTATCTAAAGCATCGTGGAACGTACTTATTCCTACGATCCGTAAAGAACAATCAGAAATATGGATCACCTTTAACCCAGAACTTGAAACAGACGAAACCTACCAAAGGTTTGTGGTTGCGCCACCAGAAAATAGCAAAGTTGCAAAGATTAATTGGTCAGACAATCCCTGGTTTCCTGATACGCTCAAGTTAGAGAAAGATGCCCTATTTAGCAGGGATAGACAAGCCTACAACACAGTCTGGGAAGGTTTATGCCGTCAAACAGTAGATGGTGCTATCTTTGCTAAAGAAATGACAATGGCAGAGCTAGACGGGCGTATAACGAATGTAGCCTACGATCCGATTAAGCCCGTTCATTTTGTGTTTGATCTTGGGTGGGCCGATCAAACTGCATTCTGGGCTGTGCAATGGATTGGAATGGAAACAAGGCTAATCCGCTATTACGAGAACAATCAGCAGACTATTGCTCATTATTTAGCTAAAATTCAATCCTATGGATACGTTGTTGACACTATTTGGCTACCCCACGATGCTGGAAACAAAACTTTGGCATCAAACGGCAAAAGTATTGAAGAAATCGTTAGAGCTTCAGGGTATAACACTAGAGTTATTGAGCGAACACCAATCGTTGATTCTATTAATGCTGCCCGAATGATGTTTAATAAGTGTTGGTTTGATAAAGCAAACTGCCACGATGGACTGCAATGCTTAAGACATTATCGCTATGACGTTGACCCCGATACCAAACAATTCTCACAAAAACCCCTGCACGATAGCTATTCACACGGAGCAGATGCTTTCCGTTACATCGGCCTTATGGTTAACGAACCAAGAAAAGCCCCTAAACAACGGGGAACTTATCAACTCCCGTCAAGCTGGATGGGCTAAAATGTGTAGTAAAAAGACAACAGATGTCTTAAAATCAGACAATCTTTAAGGAATTCCTATGGCATACGACAGAGTTGCAGACTCCCAATCAGACGGCAGAATCGAAGAAGCCAAAGACTTTTTAAGACTTTGTAATGATTCGGATAGCAATAATCGTGCCGAAGCCTTAGATGATGTGAGATTTGCAGCAGGCGATCAATGGCCTGTGGATGTGCAAAATAGCCGAGTATTAGAGGCTCGCCCATGCCTGACCATCAATAAAGTTGATGCTTATATTCGTCAAATCTGTAATCAGCAAAGACAGCAACGCCCACGCATTAAAGTGCATGGAATGAATAATGAGTCAGATGCTAAAGTCGCTGAGATCATTACTGGTATCTGCCGTCATATTGAAAACCAATCCGATGCAGACTCAGCCTACGATCACGCTTTTGAATACGCAGTTAAGATGGGCTGGGGCTATTGGCGTATCACTACAGACTATGTAAGAGAGGACAGTTTTGACCAAGAAATTTACATTAAGCCGATTGAAAACCCTTTTACTGTCTATTTTGATCCTAATAGCGTGCTTCCTGATGGCAGCGATGCTGATCGTGTCCTTATTACGACAGTTATCAGCAAAAACGTGTTTAAAAAGATGTATCCCAACGCTGAATTTGACCAGGGCTTCTCCTCAAGGGGAACCGGTGACACCGAATCCGAATGGGTCACGAAAGAAGATATACGTATAGCCGAGTATTTCTACACAGAACGCATTAAGACAGAGTTAGTTCAGCTATCTGATGGCACTACAGTCTATAAGGATGAAATGCCTCCTAAAGACGTTTTAGAGGCTTCTGGCATTACTGTGATTGATAGCAGAGAAACGTGGAAAAAGAAGATTAAGTGGTGCAAGCTGACCGCTATGGAAATCCTTGAAGAAGGCGAATGGGCGGGTAAATTTATCCCTGTTGTGCCTACTTATGGTCAAGAAGTGCGAGTTGATGACAAGCATAAGAAGTTTGGCTTGGTTCGCATGGCTAAAGACCCACAACGTATGTATAACTACTGGTCAACGGCTTTGACTGAAACTGTAGCCCTTGCTCCTAAAGCAAAATGGTTGTTGGCAGAAGGACAGGATGAAGGTCACGAGAACGAATGGGCGATGGCTAACATCAAAGCTATGCCTGTTTTACGTTACAAACAGACAGATATTGAGGGCAGACCTGCTCCAGCACCTACAAGATTGCAACCAGAGCCACCTCCTGCGGGCGTGATGTCTGCTTTGCAAGGCATGAATCAGGATTTACAAGCTGTAGTTGGTATTTTTGATCCTAGCCAGCTTCCTACCGGAATGATGACTGGTAAAGCTATGCAAGGTCAGCAAGCCCAAGTGGATATGACCAATTTCCACTATTACGACAATTTGACACGCAGTATCCGTCACACAGGTCGCATCATTCTTGATCTGATCCCTAAGATTTATGACAGAGAACGGGTCATGCGAATCATTGGCGATGATGGAAAGCCTGAATTAGTCACGATTAATCAGCGTAGCCAAGACGAGCAGGGCGTAACCAAAGTCCTCAATGACGTAACTGTGGGCGAATATGATGTTGTTATGGATACAGGCCCAGGTTATAACTCCAAGCGTCAAGAAGCTGCCGATACCATGACACAATTATTGCAAGTTGATCCACAACTGATGCAAGTGGCAGGCGATTTGGTGTTCCGTAATATGGATTTTCCTGGCGCAGAAGTCATCGCAGATCGTTTGGCTGCCTCTAATCCAATGTCACAGATTGATGATAAGTCACCAATCCCGCCACAAGTTCAGATGCAAATTGCTGCTGGTAAAGCTCAGATGCAGAAGTTACAGCAAGAAAATCAGCAGTTGCAGATGATGATTAAGCAACGTCAGGACATCGAAAGCGTTAAACAAGAGGCTGAAACTAAGCGTGAACTCATGCGTCAGCACACCAAAGCGCACGACACCGAAATGCGTACTGAAACTGCTGCTCAAGATACAGTTGTTAAGACACAGACTCAGCTTGAAATTGAACAGATGAAGGCGCAATTAGCCCTTGTTTTGGCGCATATTAATAAGACTGATTTCAAAGCTGCCAACGCAGAAGCGATTGAGAGAGCTATTTAGTGTTGTAGAAATGCAACACTTGTGATATAAAAGCATTTACCTACCTATGGGTTCATAGGGTTAATTCTTGGAGTATTCCATGTCAGAAGCAGAAGTAGTAAGAACCGCATCAAATGTAGTAACAAGTGAAAATTTAGCTAATTTCCATGCTGAAAAATTAGGTTTAGCTAGCGAAGAAGCTCCTGTTGAGGCTGAAACTGTTGAGGAAACTCCAAAGTCAGAGCCAGCAGTAGAAGCTCAAGCTGAGAGTGAACCAGAGGCAGAGAAAGAAGCGGAAGCAACAGACAAGCCTAAACAAAATCCCAAACTTGAAAAGCGTTTTTCAGAGCTTACTAAACGTGCCAAGCAAGCCGAAGCCGAAAAAGAAGCCCTTGAAGCCCGCCTACAAGAACTTGAGAGCAAAGTAGCACCTCCCAAAGCAGAAGAAGCTGACCCTGTAGGTGAAAAGCCAACAAGGGCGCAATTTAACAATGTTGATGAATATGCAGAAGCATTGGCTGAGTGGAGCGCAGAAAAAGCATTAGTTGAGCGTGATAAGCAAGAACAGCAACGCAAAATCGAGGAACAACGCCAAGAAGTAATTAAGTCTTGGTCGCAAAAACTTGAGAAAGTGAAAGCTGAATTGCCTGATTTTGATGATATGGTAGCTTCAAGCCAAGTCCAAGTGAGAGATGAAATCAAGGATGCAATCTTGGAGTCCGATGTAGGCCCTCAAATCCTATATCACTTAGCATCAGATGACGAATACGCCCAAAAGTTTGCTTCAATGCCTGTGTCAAAAGCTCTAAAGGAATTAGGGAAATTGGAAATTCAGTTTGAGCGTAAAGAAGCTCCTGCTGAAGTCAAAAGCGAAACTGTTGCTCGTAGTAAAGCACCAGCACCGATTAAGCCTATTAGTGCAAGCAAATCCGGTGGCGATGTTCTGATTGATGGAGATGGACAATTTCATGGAACGTATGCCCAATGGAAAGCAGCACGACAGGCTAAACGGATACGCTGATAAACCCTTTTATTAATTTAAGAAAGAAAGAAAATGGCTAATAATTTATTAACTATTTCTAAAATCACCAACGAAGCGTTGATGGTTCTAGAGAACGAACTGACTTTTACGTCAGAAGTAGATCGTAATTATGACGATCAATTCGCTGTGGTATAAAGCCTGCCTCAGTTTTTACTGTGGATCTTATAATTGAGGTGGTAAGATCGGTAACACAGTAAACGTCCGTAAAAAGAGTTAGGTGTGCGGACGAAAAAGTTTCTCTGATTGACTTGGAGTCCCAGAAGTGGGTAACAAGGGGCAAGCGAAAGCAGCCTGAACGACTAAGTGAGAAGCCCCGAAAGGGATGCGATAGTCTGAACTAGGATATAACTAAAGAAGTCCTAGAGTGCGATTCGAAGAAGTTGCACCGCCATTGAAAAATGGTCAGTAAGTCGAAAGACTGAAAGTAACAGAATGAAACCTGGACGCTTTATTGGAACTACAGGGCCAGCCCTGAACGTAGAAGATTTCAATGAAACTTCTGTGCC